GTTCCTCACCTTACGACCGAAACCCACGGCGAGTTCAGCTGTATTAGATGTCTGGATGATTTTCTTGCTCGGGTACTTTCCCAAGAACCAAGCCGGTAACATAAAGGATGCAAACTCAGATTTCGTATGACGAGGGGGCATGTTAATAATTAACCTCTTGAGTTTGCCGCTCGCGATCTCCTCAAACTTCTCAGCCATCAGCTCATGATGTCTGCCGTGTATAAAGCCAGGCCACATCTCGTTCACAAATAACATAAAGTCATCGGCCGCTTTCTCGACATTGAGGCTTTCTTTGTAAACCTCAAACATGTCCCACATCTCCTTCGCCAGCTCGGGAGGCATCTTCTCTATCGCAGCCTGCATCGCATCTATGTTCATGCCAACTCGCTAAACTTGATATACACAGGCCGAACACTCCTGTCCTTGCCCTTGATCTTCTTACACACACCCAACTTCACTAAGTTGTCTATCACCTTGTGAACGTTACCACGGCCTTTATCTCCGGTTATTCTCATAATATCATCATAGGAAGGCCCGTATCCAAACTCCTTCCACCACATATCAATCGCATCAAATACGTTTCTTTCTTTAACCGTCATCTCCATCTCCTTACATTGAGCCTCAGTCAACCGCCCAGGCTTTCTCATCCACTCCAACTCTTTCTTCGTAGGCGTATATTTGATCTTCACTTTAAAAACCCACTTTTTTTCCTGAATAAAATCAACAACTTACAAGCGCTCTGTTACAAGTAACACCACAATGACAGTAGGGTTATTCGATTTTCCAGATATATATACCCCCACCCTATTGCGTTTCAGAAGGTGACGGGGGGGTGTCTGGGTTTTCATCGCTTTTTTGAAGTGATTGAGTGAGTGGAGTAGTATGTGAAGGATCTCCACCCTCCTCAATCTCACTCGCGGGTGGCGGGGGAGTGGTGGGGTCTGCGCTCTCTGAAATTTCAGCGAGTAGCGAGGCGCCTCCAGTCCGCTTGGGCTTGGCATCAACGTCGATCACTTGTTTGATGCGCTCGAGCAATTGGGCTTTGATGTCTCCGCTCTTTTGGTGGATGACTGTTGTCTCTTTGCGCTCCATGAAGGCGCCCACGTCGTAGAGCTTGCCGATTAACTCAAGGGCCTTCATGCGCTGAGCAGGGGGGAAATCCTCATCAATGGAGTGCTTGACTAGCTGATGGATTAACAAAGCCTTCAATTCTCTGGGGGTTCGCAGTTTCTCCGCCTCTATTGCCAGTCTGTACGCTTCCACTTCTAGGGATACGCGAGGGTTTTGGGCCAGTCTGTACGGTTCATGCGCTAGTGTAGACGCATTGGTGGTGTTGTAGGTCTCTCTGTACGCTTGTCTTTTGCTTACCGCTCCTTCTGCCAGTTTTCTAGCGTATTCTCTCTGCTTGTGTGTGAGCGGTTGTTTTGTCCCCAGTATTTGCTCGATGGGTGTCTTGTCTAGCGTTTCCCTTATTTGGGCTTTCGACAATCGAGGAGGAGCTTTCCTCTTTGCGGGCTTTTCTGTTTCTAGTGACATTGTGAGACCTCTTATTGGTAACGTTTCCAAGAGTATAAACGCAGACACCGCACCTCTGCAACACTCGAGCGCCACAAAACCCCCCAAAATCACAAAGTACCCCTTATAAATCAATAACTTACATGCGTTGGCACGTTTCTTGTCTGCTATATAAGTATAGGGGCAAGAAATTTGCAACTATGTTTTATTAACCAACTGGAGCACACTACATGAGCAATTTTGACATTTACACCAACTCAGCACACCGCATGGCAAGTGGTGGAAGTTTTGCCTCTTGCATCTCTGAGGCCTTCTTTTATGCCGATTCTAAGAACACCCAACGATTGATTGAGGCCTTCCCCGAATTATTTGACCGATTCATGACCCAAGAGGAGCGCGACGAATTGAGAGCATTGAAGGCCATTGAGCAAGCTAATCGACTTTTGAAATTATTGGAGGTTTAAACCATGAAATTCGACTACACCGAGCACAAGATTTGTGGACACTTTTTATCCGTCCTGATTAACGACGATCCAACTGGCCTCAGCGATGAGGATTTGGAACAATTCGAACTATGGTATGACATGACCCACACACCATCCAGTCATTATGAGGTAATGGGCGAGGAGGGACATTTTGCATTTTGCGAGGTATGCGACCTCATGGGAGACGTCTACACCGTCCGCCAATACTTCCCCGCCCGCACCCTCGAGGCTTTTATTAAAACCTTGGAGATTTAACATGGATTTAAAACCTCAAATTATTTCAGCGCTTTACACTTTCGCCCACAAGCGCCCTCAGCTTGAATACGGCAATTATGGCGATCCCTCCAGTTATCGCGCGGAGGCGCGCGCCATTACCAAAGACCTCCACCATGCGCGCAAATTATTGGCGCACGTTGAGCGCTCGGGTATTACCGCTCAAGAGCTAGTCGATGCGAGCTTTCAGGCTTTTTCAGGTCGATTAACCATAATTCCCGCCAACACTTATAGCGATGAAATAAGAATTGACTATTGCACGGGTCAATACTTCCCCACCGAATACAGAAAAGCGGTGTGCGCGGTATTGGCGCGGGCATTGTGGAATTATTGGTGCTCGGACATTAACGACCCTCAACGGATACGCAATACCGCCCGCCTTGTACTTGGCAAGCCGTTGGCGAGCGCCTATTTCAATTGAGCGTAACTGATGATGGGGTGATTCCTCGAAACCCGCCCCGCGCGGGTCTTACGCAACTACTGGAGAAAACATGGAACATACAGAAAACGACTACATACAAGCAGGCTATAAATTCGAGCGCGGATTTTGGTCATTGGCGCGCTTTGAGCGCATGCTAGAGCGGGAGGCGCCCGCCTTCCGATCAATTGCTATTACTTTGTTCAATCGTGGAAGACTGGAGGCGCGCTCATGAAATACTTAATTTTTAACATCAAAGGCCAATTTTTAGCCGAATTCGAGACCTATTGGAAGGCCCAAGAGGAAGCCATGCAATATATTGGGCGCTCGGGTTTCTTCGCTTATGTTAAGCCCTCCAACGCGCTCGACAAGGCCGAGGCGGGCAGTTATGGCGAATATTTGGACGCATTGGAGGCTTAACCATGAAAGTAAAAGATTTAATCCTAGAACTTAAAAACGTTGACCAAGAGGCCGAGGTTTTTATTTGGGACGATGGGACGCGCAAGCCAATTGCAGACTGGCAACCAGTTGACGAGTGGGGAGTGCATTTTGTGGATTTAAACGTGAATCAGGAGGCTTAAAAAATGGATTTTTTCGAATACTGCAAGAGTTTTTACTCAATCAAAAAAGGCATTTATCCGATAGCAACCGACCGCGAAATCGAGCAGGCGATTAAATTGAGAATGAAGGACAAATCCCTACCATTCGAGGGCGATAGCGTCGACCGCGAGCGGGTGCGCGAGATTATCGAACAAGCACAACTGAGGATGGGTTGATTACCCGAAACGCGCGAGAGCGCGTCTTGTGCAACTACATAGCAAGAGGCTAAAAAATGGAACTATTACCAATTGAACAAGCGTTTTACGACCTTTACACAAACCGCATATCACAATGTCCTGACGATATTGTGATGCAGTTTATCCGCTTGGAGACCGAAATTAACCCAAACTGGGACGATTTTCCCAGTGAGTATTACTCGCACCTCAAAGACACTTCAATTGCTTTTTATGCGGGCTTTGAGCTTGGGATGGCAAACAATGGATAACATTCAACGCGCTGTTGAGCTTGTTTGGAACGCATACAAGCAAGAAATCATAAAGCAGGGTGATTGGTGGTTTAACTTGGATGAGCACACGCTCAACTTTTTTGACCAAGAAAACGATGGGCTGATGACTGTATCAGTCTACGACGCACCCAACAATCAAACCAACTACGACAAAGTGAATTTTTCAATGTATTTTCAATATGGAGCAAACAATGTTAACTAAAGCAGAAATTACTAAAGCGGGCTACACAGTATTGCCCAAAGGCGGTTGGATTCGCCTTGATCCAACGATTATCCCGCACGACTGGAACGATATTTGTTCCGACTTTGGCGCTGATCCTGACTGCAAAGAATTGGTGTTATGCGTTTGCGGTGTAAAAGAAATCAACGAGGAGCAAGACGATGAATAACTGGATTGTAATTAACGGCAACCCGATAGATGGGTTTACATATCATGGCCCTTTTTCGAGCGCACAAGAGGCGAGCGAATATGGTCACGACAATTTTGATGAATCAGGATTTTTTATCACTCAACTGACGAAGGAGCAAGGCGAATGAAATACTACATTCAAGAAACATTTACACGCGAGTATTTGATCCATGCCGACTCAATGGAGGATGCCATCGCGCAAGCCCATGAAATAGATGACACATGGGATTATGATGAGACTGGACACGGATTTACATACATCATTGAAGATGAAACCGGAAAGGACATGGTGCTATGAATGAATTCGACGAGGCTTTTATCCACTCTTACATGAACAACGTGGGCAACTGCCCGCGTAACATCATAGAATGCTTTTTAACCGATCCTGATGGCGATTTTCACCATGTATACAAAGATCATTACTCGAGGCTTTCCGATGCTTACAATATTTGGAAAGACGCGATTTATTTTGGGAGGTCAGTACAATGAGAGTAAGAATGAGAGACGATCTCGCCCTCAGAGGCGATCTTGTGCCCGCTTATGAGGGGGTTATCTATCCCGATGAAGGGGTGGAGGTGCAATATTTAACCGCATGCGATTTGGATGGCGCCATATGCTTACCCGATGAGAATGAGGATGAATACAACTTCAATCGAATCAAACTCAAGACTGGCAACGTCTTATACATGCGAGGCATTGACTTAGATTGGAGCTAACACGATGCGAACAGTTGGGGGTTTGCCAGTCCGTAAACTGCGCAAACTGCCCAAGACTGTTACAAGTAACACTTACAAGAAACTTACAGAAGTGGCGCGAGGCTCTTTCCCGCCTGATACGTCCCAACCCTTAACTCGTAATCATTGAAATCCAATCCCGCCTCTGATGCCACCCAGTAGCAAGAGGCTATTTTTTTGGCTGTCGCTACACCAACAGGATCATTGTCCGCCACCACAAACGGATTGTCCAAACCCTTCGCGATTTCGAGCATATTACTGGCTGAGAAACAGATGTGGATTTTGTACCGCACCTTCATTTCTTTTAACGCTCTGCGCACCGATAAACCAGTAGCGTACCCCTCAACCAGTATGTCTCTGCCCTTATTGTCGATCACGAGGCTTGCACCCTTTGTGATCTGCCCCGATAGAAACTTCTTTTGCCCCTCTGCGTCGATCATTTGGAGGCCAACAAGCGCTTTACCCACCCGCATTGGAACTATTAACAGGCCTTTCCACACATAACCCTTGTCGAGAAACCCTTTGCGGTCCAGATATGGATGGCGGTCAGTGATGGCCTGTTTCAAAATATATGCAGCCTTTTTCTTGGCATCCAGCTGGCGCTTCTCGCGTTCTTCATCCAGTCTTTTAATCTTTGCGAAGTCGATCACACGAGGCTTAGCGGATTTGTATATCGCGTGTTTGTCCATTGTCGCAAAGTTGATAACCGCGCCTCCATGCCCATCAAAAACGTACGCGCCGTTCTTTTTGGTGGGTTTATCAAGAGTAGAAACGCGTGTCCATCTGTCCATTGTGAGGCTATCAATGATTAGCCCATGCTCGTAAGCAAAGTCTTCGAACCTCATACTCGTTGCATTTTCGCCCATGCTATTTGTCTCGATCTAATCCAGTTAACAGTTTTTTGTGTTGTCATGGCGGGCTCGTTCCTCAAACCACGCGGAAAAGCGCCAAACTTTTCTTTGTATTTGTGTGCTGCCCACCCCTCTTTGTATCCTCTAACCCGCGCATAATGCAGTAACTCAGAGTAAAACGCCTGATTAACGGAGCTCATGTCCCTGGCTCCAGTCAATTCCTGGAGCTCACCAGGTACGCTCGACACGCCTCTAATCGGTTTCTCGTGCCCGCAAACCACGCAAGTTGACGAGCCCGCAACCCAAAGCGCAAAACACTTCGGGCACTTTGAGTCTTTCTTTTCCTTCTCTGTCGGCTCTTTCTTCGCCTTCTCAGCCGATCCCTCCTCCAGCTCCGTCACGCCTTCCGTGAATAGCTTGTCCCAATCCGACCTGAACCGCAGATAATTACCAGAGTGATCCAGCCAAACGCCGTACTCTTTGCCCTTAAACGGACGCATAACACGCCCCATCTGCTGAACGTGAGAGCTGAACGACTTTGAGAACGGCCTCGCAGACACGCCTATCATCACGTCTGGGACGTCAAATCCTCTTGTCAATATGTCGGTGGCTATGAGGCCATGAATCGCCGTATCAGGGCGCGCAAAGTCTTCGATCACTTCTCTTTTGTAATCGTCATCCTCGAGGTAAGAAATGGATTTAAAGTTATATCCTTGCGCCTCGAATTGCTTTTCAAGGTCTCTGCCATGCGCTACACCTGAGCAGAACACAACAGTCTTACGCGGACCGCCAAAAATATCGTGCGTCTTCTTAATCCATTCTGTAACGATGTCCCCTGTGATCTTCATGCCCCGCTCAGATACTTCATCAGCCGACCATTCGCCCGCGACTTTCTTGGCGCCTGTCATGTCAATCTCTTTTGCAATGAATATCTTGAGCTGGGTGAGCCAACCTTTGTTGATAAGCTCGCCTGTTGAGCTTGCCCCCACAACGTGCGTATAAACGTCTCCAAGCCCCGCCGTGAATGGGGTGGCGGTAAGGCCTACAACTCTCAGGTTTGGGTTGTCTTGGATGAATTTTGATACGCTCTTGCGGGCTATATGGCATTCATCAACTATAAGATATTGGATGTCGGGAAACTCGGCGCGTTTTTCAAGGGTTTGGGCAGAGCAAACCTGAATATTTTCGTGGGGTCGAAAGCGCCAGTGGTCGGACTGCATGACGCCATGCTGGATCTGGTAGCGGGCTAGGCGCGTACTGGTCTGGTTGACTAGCACGATCCTATCCATCACCATCGCAACGCGTTTGCCACTCTTTGCAATTTCTTGCATCAAGTGAATGGCTACTTCAGTTTTACCAAATCCTGTTGGAGCATAGAGCAGTTGCGCTCTGTGTCCATCAACAAAGCCTTCGTTGATTTTTTTAACCACCTCAACTTGGTGGGGTCTCAATGACAGTTCCATGTTTCTCCTAGTGGGATACCGCCCACCTTCGGGTTAGTTGCTTTTGAGTTTCTTTTCTGTCTTCTCTGCTCTGCGCTTCCAGTATTGCACTTGGTTGATCGCATCCGAGGCTTTTTGTTGGTAATCGTTACGGCTGATTGTCATTGCATCAAGCTCAGCTTGTAGGCGTTCAACTTCTGCACGCAAGGATTCTATTGTTTCCTCGACCGATATTTTATCTTCTTCACTTACATCAAGCTGACCAACTGCGATTTTGTCGCGCAATTGTAGGTTTTCTTTGATTAAAGCCTTGTTCTCAACGGTCAACTCGTGCAGTTTATCGTCTACATACTCTTCAACTTCCGGCTCTTCTGTTACTTGTAACACTTGCTTGGGCTTTGGCTTGGTTTGTTTTTTAAGCTCAAGCTCTTTCTTGATGCGATTGACTGTGACGTGAGAGACGTTACAGATGCGTGCGATTTCTCTTTCTTTCAGATCGCACAGCTCAATGTCTTCCAAGCAGGTCATGACGCTCTTGCGCTTGTCCTCGTTCGTGCGTGGCAGACCGTGGTCGTGGTTAGCTCCGAGCGAATAAATCTTTGCGTCTCGCTTTGTGCCTTTTGTGATCTCGCATTCAACTTCATTGATCTTTGCACGCTTGTGAGCAAAGTAACGATGAAAGCCGTCAGCCAACCACCAGTCAACACCATCATGGTAAATCTTAACTGGAGGCATCTTAACGCCATCCATCAAGACTTCTGTGTAATCCTGTACCGTCTTCTCACTGATTGCTATGCGCGACTGTGTATCGCCGTCTATCCTGATTTTTTCTATGTTGATTTTCATAATTCTTCTTTCCAATTTGGATTACTATAAACTAAAACCGGTGTGTCTATTCCTATGTAAGCCCCCTCAATGTTGTACAAAAAATATTCCATTGCTTCATCTTGTTCCATGTTGTCTCGCATGTGGAGAATTTCCAACATGGCGTCAACGCTGTAAACCAACACCTCTACGGTTGTTTGGTCTCGCCAGATGTTGGCGGTCCCGATAACGCATTCATCAAACCCATCCCATTGTTTCATTGCTTCATGTTCCTTATGTAAATTGCAAATGATGATATGGTGTCCTCCCCAAAGCCTTTGAACTTCTCGATCTCTTGCGCCACTTCTTCGATTGCTTGATTGCGAGTGATCTGCACGACTGTGTATAAATACAATCTTTGGTCTGCAATCTCATTGCGCAATTTTTCTTGCTCTTCATTGATTCTCTTTTGCTCAAGCTCAATACGCTCAAACTCTTCGTCTTCAGGTGTCTTCATGTGTTGCGCTCCTTCAGCTTGGCTTCAACCTCTAAAGTTAAATCCCAACTACCAAGTTGCATTTCAGAAAGCTCTATCATTTCCCCATTTGATAACCCCACCCATTTAAGTTCGGCATCCGCTATAGCCTTGTCTAAATCATCAATGTTTTTTCGCAACATCTTTGCCCATTGTTCACAGGCGGGTATGTTGTCCAAATC